TGGGCATCCGTTAAAAATTTGTTAAGGTTGCCGCAGTCAAATGAGGCACCCAATGTCGTGGATGCGGGTGTGGATGTGGGCGCAGGTGTGGATGTGGGCGCGGGTGTGGATGTGGGCGCGAGTGTGGGTGTGGGTGTGGACCCTGGCGATTCTTCACACAAGTACAATTCACTAACCAATTTATGCACACATTGATAGATTATGTTCGCCGCTAACTTAGATTTTTGTGTAGAATCAGTTACATTATTTATAGCTGCTCTTATTTTAGCTACTTCAGCATTCTCACTGGAGTTTACAATGTCGTTAGCGTAGTTCTCGGGGTGGTAGGCGGCGTAGTAGGCGTTGCCGGCGGCGGCGGCGGCGTCGGCGTAGGCGGCGTAGTTGGCGACGTAGGTGCTGTCGGTGGCGTAGGCGACGGCGGCGAGGTAGACGTTGGCGGCGGCGTAGGCGGCGGCGGCGGCGGCGGCGGCGGCGGCGTTGTTGTCGTAGGCGGCGAGCTGCCCGGCGGCGGCGAGCAGCTCGGAGGCGGCGAGCAGCCCAGCGAGCTGCTCGGGGAGCCCGGCGGCGGCGAGCTGCCCGGCGGCGGCGTTGACGGCGGCGATCTGATCGGGGAGCAGCTCGCCGCCTCCGAGCTGCTCGGAGACGGCGTTGACGGAGGCGGCGTTGACGGCGGCTTCGGCGGCGTAGCCGGCGGCGTCGAAGAGCTGCCCGGCGGCGGCGTTGCCGACGGCGGCCCCATCCCCCATAAGTTTTAAAAGATTTGCGGCCGCAATTAATGCTATAATGCTAATTTCATTTATTTCTAAATTATCAAAAGCTCCTGTATTCGAATTTACCGTAACACTATCACCAACTGTGATAGCACTTGCATAGGTGTATGCAGCAGTTAAGGGGTCGTTCACGGTGCTGCCAACATTCATAGTATTTACAGGAATAGTATAATTATCATCACCTTCCTCAATCAGATTCTCAATCGTGTCAATACTTTGGGCGTTCGTTAAAAAGGTGGCTAAGGCAGTGTCACACTTTAATGAGGCTCCCAAGGGCGCGGCTATTAACACGTCATCTTGAGCCGCGGCTATTAACACGTCATCTTGAGCCGAATCTTGCCCTTCTACCACCTTCTTTTTCTTTTCACTAAAAATATAGTTTACAAAATAAATTCCCGCTACTATGCCTAAAACACCAACTATTATTTTTGTGTAGCCACTATTATAATTTAATTTCATGAGACTCTTTCTTTCTATATATACTTATTATTTATTTATTTTTTACAAATAATAACTATTTCTTTCTTTTATTTTTTATTTTTTATAATAAAAAAAAATAAGAACAATAAGCCTTATAGGGGACTTGAACCCCTGACCCTTAGATTAAAAGTCTAATGCTCTACCGACTGAGCTAATAAGGCACTTTAGTGTTCTTATTATAACTCTCCCAGGTGGACTTGAACCACCAGCCTTTCGGTTAACAGCCGAACGCGCTAACCAATTGCGCCATGGAAGATATTATTTGATTAAAGTAAGTGGTTAATTTCGTTCATATACCTAATTAATAAATTATAGTTTATCATTTTCAGGATTTAAAAAATAATCCTGTTTCACTTGGAAGTATATAAAAAAACAATAGAAGAGCAATCACCCACGTTAAATAATTGCCATAAGAAGAAAAATCTATCCCAATAAAATTAAATAAATTTGATACAATATATACCAACACAATAATTGATAAAATCATATATATATTATTTTTAAAAGACATTTATTATTATATTTTATTATATTATTATTTTATTATATTATTATATTTTTACTCTTATTTTATTATTTATTTTATTTTATTATTATTATATATTTACTATATATACAATTAATGGATATATTTAACGTATTCGAATATATTGGGACCTGTATTTTTGCCTATAATGGCGCACAAATTGCATTATCTTACGATAATAATAATTTATATAAAGCTTTCATTTTCGCAATTATATCTGGTATAGGTGGCGGAAGCATGCGCGATATAATTTATAGAAAACCCTTGTTTTGGATGACCAATAAAATTTATATTGTATTAGCAGTTATTTCAGCATTAATTGGTGTATATAATTAAAGTGGTTAGATATATATTTATATCTTTATTTCATATCTTTATTTCATATCTTTCTTATCTTTCTTATCTTTATTCTTATGTTTATTAAAATATAAATATAACATCAATACCACAAATATACCGAAAATATCAACAAAAGGATGTTTCACAATATTAAATGTACGTTCTAAAATAGTAGCCGTAAAAATTGATAATATTGCAGCTAAACTACCAGTTACAATTTGTAATGAACCATTATGTATTATATTTTTTCCCTCTAAATAAGAATGTAAAATTACCTCTACAAAATAAATATTTATAATTTCAATAATACCAACTATTACAGCCCCGACTAAACTATTTAATAAATTATTTTTAAACATTAAGATGAGAGTCTATATATTAGTATTTTATTTTTATTTTTTATTTTTTATTTTTTATTTTTTATTTTTTATTTTTTATTTTTTATTTTTTAAACACAATAAGCCCGAATATTCTGAATAATTTATTTTCATAATAGCAAGATGAACACACGTCATATAAATATCATGTAATTCTTCAGAATTAAATTCAAACTGTATTTTTTGACTAATATAAGTATAAAAATATTCCATTACTGATATAATATCCGATTCAGTATATTTATTAATTTTCAAACCCCTTTTTAAAATACTTTTTAATTGTGAATTTCTTGTAATTAAAAGAATGAGTTCTAATACCATTTTAGGTAGATTCATACCGATAGTATAGCCATCGCTTTGTGTGATATATTTAATAATAATATCATTATCAATAATATACATCATAGACGACTGCCGTAATAAACATTCAAAAATATAAGTTCCATTATCAATATCTATATCATATTTTTTATTTTTATTTTTATTTTTATCCATATTAATATTAATATTAATATTATACAATATTAAAATTAAAATAATTATTGTATAATATTAATATTATAAAATTTCATATCATCATTTTTTCATCATTTCTTTATGACGAATACTTTCGGTTGTTTTAATTTGCCGATTTTCTAATATATAGTTACCAATATCCTCTGTATCAATATTCGGCATATTTTCAAAATATTTATCTAAACTTGCTAATAAAAGTTTTTTATTAATTGCCGATTTTACTTTCGTTTGGGTATACATAATTTTACCACCTGTAATATCAAAACAATCTATTTCATTCGTTTTCATTATATCTACCAAAACGTTTGTTAATTCATTTTTTTTCTTCTTATTTTCTTTTAATTGATTTTGCAATGTTTTCATTTCTTTTTCTATTTTTAACCATGCCTTCACATTTTGAACCAAATTATCTTTTGTAGAATTACTCATATAGTCCTCGTATTAGTAATTCTTGTATTATTCGTATTATTCGTATTATTCGTATTACTATAAATTATAGTATTATATTTATATTATATACAGCTTATATTATTTACCTTATGTATTTACCTTATCAATATTTAATATTTAATATATAATATATTAATCATTTTTAATCATTACTGATTCTTATACCATGTAATATATCGTTTTACTAACTCTTTTTTAGTTCCTACTAATATAAGACCAGCTTTTCTTAATTTTTCTTTTAATGTTGCAATTGTGGCCGATTTAAATAAATAAGCCATTTCATCCGTCCATTCAATCGCATTAAACTCTTTTGCTATATTTTTATCCTTATTATATTTAGTCCAATGAGTGCAACAATAAGAAGGTAAATTATCTAATTCTGATTGAGATAATGTATTTATAGGTGAATTATTTGTAATATCATAATACGCATTATGATTGCATTTAATATTTTTTTTTTTACCACTTTTAAATACCCATTGACATTTTTTATAATCCATACTTAATACTGAAGGACCATTGACGCACAATACATATGTAACATGGTCGAGTGGTATCAAAGGTAATATTTTATTTTGTTTACAACGGCAATATGGGCATTGAATTTGTTTTGGTAAAATAATACTTGATTCTAAAGAATTTTGATTTTTTTTTTTTTGCAATACAATCGTTTTATAAAGTGGTATATAATTAAATTTATGATTACATAAGAGAGTAATATGGTGTATTGTCAATAGTTCATTTGTTATTAAACACCTATTTTCATTATCACTATTATCATTATTATCACTATTATCACTATTATCACTATTATCTTTTGTTTCATGACTATCGTTCTTTTCTTTAATATTTTCTTTATTATTTTCTTTAATATCCATTAACTCTTTTTTTAATTCATCATAAAAGTTAATATCACCACCACCTTCAAAAATATAATTCATTATTATATGTAATATACTTAATTATATAATTGTATTATTATATACTTTATAAAAGATATATTTTTAATATTTAAATTATTATTATATTAATAATATTGATAATTTATACAATATTACTTGAAATAATCTCTCCATTTTTATAGACAGAGCATTTAAATGTTTGTTTACTGGGACGCGAACATAATACACGGTTAGACGAAAGCCCATCAAAATATAACAATGAATCTAATCCCGCATAATGAAATATAGTATACCATATGCTACCCATAACCAACCCAACTAAGGCACCTAAAAATGTGCCTGGGCCTGTAGTGCATTTTTTCGTTATTTTCGTAACTGCATCTAACATAAACAGTCCAAGCAGACAAATAACAACAACATAATTCATATTATCATTATATTTCATTGGTAAAAGCAAATAGGCTATCGTAAATGCAATAAATAAACTGGTCGGCGCAGGACTATTATAGGCGCCACTGCTAATATCAAACATATCACAAGTGTATGATTCAGAATTTATATCTCTTTTACTTCCTACTAAATTCATTAAAAAAATATTAATAAATGAAGATATTAATACACCAGCTAAATAAACTAATCCTTTTAGGTCTTGATTAAATAGTGAGGATAATACGAGAAAAAAACTGAGAAGTAAAGGCGAAATTGCTGAAAATAAACGGAAAAGATTTGCGGGCGAGTTTTCAATTGCCATTTTTATTATATAATATATACTAATATATAATTTTTTTTTACACATCAATGTTAATTAAATTAAATGATATAGATACAAAACAAATAACTATATAAATATTAATATCACCATAAATTACCATATCTATCTACTTGTTAAATGGGAATACCTACTTATTTTTTACATATTGTGCGTAAAAATCGTGATATTATAAAAAAAATATCACAATTAAAAAATACTACTAATGATAACGCTAATGCTAATGCTAATGCTAATGCTAATGCTAATGCTAATGCTAATGCTAATGCTAATGCTAATGCTAATGCTAATGCTAATGACCAGCCGCAATTTAATAACATGTATTTAGATTGTAATTCTATTATATATGATATTGTTCATGAAAAAGGCCAAACCTATACGAATACGAATACTTGTAAATTAAAGTATGAAAAAGAAATTATACAATTGGTATGCGAAAAAATAGAATTTTATATTAATTTAATTAAACCATCACATCGTGTATTAATTGCATTTGATGGAGTCGCTCCATCTGCTAAAATAAAACAACAGAAAAAACGCCGTTTTTTAAATGTAATTCATGATAAATTAATTACAGAATTATGTGATGACAATAATAAACCAATTAATAATGCGAATAATGCAACATGGAATACCGCGGCAATTACACCTGGAACAACCTTTATGGATATGTTAAGCAAAGACATGAATGTCTATTTTAATATTAAAAAGAAACAGTTTTATCAAGACAAAAAATTAAATATAATGATTTCTACCCCCAATGATGCTGGCGAAGGAGAGCATAAAATATATGAATATATTCGGAATAATAAAAAATATCATGATTGCACAACTACTATTATTTATGGATTAGATGCGGATTTAATTATGTTAACCTTAAATCATCTATACATAAGTAAAAAATTATATTTATTTCGTGAAACCCCTCATTTTATTCAAACGATTGATAAAACACTCGATCCAAATTCAATTTATGTTATAGACATTCCTTTATTTGCCGATATTATAATTAATGAAATGGGATATATTGCAAATACAAATAACAGCGACCAAATAGCATCTACTGATTTGCAACAACAACAACAAAATACGATTAAAACCAATAAACTATTTGATTATATTTTTATTTGTTTTTTATTAGGAAATGATTTTATGCCACATTTTCCTGCTTTAAATATACGAACAAATGGTATTGATAAACTATTAAATTCTTATAAACACGTATTTAATAATAATAATAATAATAATAATAATAATAATGAAACACTTACAGTTAAAAATAAGGATGGAAAAATAACTATTAATTGGAAAAACTTTCGTAAATATATTGATGTATTAGGAACAAGCGAACATGAGTGGATAAAAGAGGAGTATAATTTACGTGATAAACAAGAAAAACAAAATTGTAATAATCAGTATAAATCTAATCAGTATAAATCTAATCAGTATAAATCTAATCAGTATAAGAAGAATGAAAATGAAAATAAAAATGAAAATGATAAACGAAAACAATTAGAATTAGAAATTTTAAATTTACCGATGAGAGATAGATCTATTGAAAAATTTATTAACCCTTTTAATCCTGAATGGGAGTATCGTTATTATAACTCCCTTTTTCAAATAAAAATTAACGATAATTATCGGAAAGAAATATGCATTAATTACTTAGAAGGATTAGAATGGACTATGAATTATTACAGCGGTGACTGCATTGATTGGCGATGGACCTATAAATATAATTACCCGCCTTTATTAAGTGACCTACAAAAATATGTGCCTTATTTTAATACTCAATTATTAACTAATAAAGAAAAAAATCCTATTTCATCGCAAGAGCAATTAAACCATGTTTTACCCGAAGACTTAAAAAATAGTTTGATTAAAAATTATATTAAAGTAAACAATAATAATGAATTATCACGTTACGCTATTAAATGGGCTTTTTGTAAATATATATGGGAGGGGCATTTAGAATAAATTATTTTTTTACTTCATCATTCGACTATGATGATTGAACTGTTTGTTCTTCCTGTGGTGGTTGTTCCTGTAGTGGTTGATGTAATGATAACTGCGATGATAATTGAGGGGGTGTTTTTAATTTATTCATCATATATAAAATATCTATTACACTGATACCCATATAGCCTATCGCTAATAAATATACCTCACGGATAATTAGCGTTCGTTTATCGTATAAATGTTCATAATAAATATAACCCATTGATACTAATGTTATCAGCGCCCGAAACATAAACTTAATATAGCTAATGTCTTCGGGTATGAACTTATTTTCATAATAAATGAAAATCCCAAAAAGTAGTATACGTGCTATTTCAAACATGGTGATTGAACTAAATATCTCATTATATCCACCATTTAATAACTGATATATAAAAAAAACAAACGTTATTAATACGAATATATAATAAAAGCTCACACTATTCCCATTTACATCCTCCATTTGACCTTCTGCACACAATACATAAATACATGTAATCATTGTCATTAATGTAAATGCTTTATCTTTTGTAAATAAAAATATAGATAAAATAACAATACATATTTGGGCTATTTTTGCGATTGAATCACTAAACATATTCATATCATAGTGATCATCGATTATTTTTAATAATGCCCCAATTGAAATTATTATTATAGACACTAATTCCATATTTCGTGTATACATTATTTACAGATTATAATAAAAACAATATAAACTCATGATAAATGCAATAATATGATAAATGCAATAATATGATAAATGCAATAATATGATAAATGCAATAATATGATAAATGCAATAATATGATAAATGTAATAATAATAAATAATTAATATTACATTTTTTAAATAAAAAAATACTTTATATAAAAATTGATTTAATAATATCAATATATATCTTATTCTACATTTATTCTACATTTATTCTACATTATTACTATCTTATTCTATTGAATTTAATTCTATAATTACATTATGGAAAAACATATCAATGCTAAAGTTGAATCACATAGGGTAGAATTTAAAAAATCAATTCAAATGTGGTTTAATACAAATAATGCACAAGTAACCGTTAATAATAATAATAATAATCAGGATATTACAAGCCAATTTTTACAATTTATCTTTGATTCTAATAGTGTTCAATTTCAAAAAGAAGATTTTCAAAAACGAAAACGTATTAAAAATTTAGTGTCGGATGAAAATAGATGTATTGGAAAACGTGCAAGCAATGACCGATGCACCCGTCACCGTAAAGACGAGTCATTATTTTGTGGAACGCATATTAAAGGAACACCACATGGTGTTATTAACCAAGAAAACGTGAGTTTAACACAAAATAAAAAAATAGAAGTATGGGTGCAAGAAATTAAAGGTATTAATTATCATATTGATAATTCAAATAATGTATACAAGGCCGAAGATATCTTATCGAATAAAAAACAACCCACTATTATTGCCCAATGGAGTTTAACCCAGGATAACACATACCAGATTCCGGAATTTGGTATTTAATACTATCATACTAAATATCAACTATACTTTACTACAAAAAATAATCATTTTAATCTATTTTTATGTATCATTTATTTTTTATGTATCTATAAATTTGTTTAAGTGTTTATTTCCTTCTACTATTCGTGTTCCTACATAAAATTTATTGGACATTTCCATCTCACTTGTATTATAATTAAATGTAATTTCTTCATTTTCTTTTATATCTTTTAATGCAACTACATTTTTTCTATTTATATGTACATTCGGGGTAAATGAATGATTAATAAATATTCCATATTCATCGTAAATATGAACATTATCGCCTATATGAATTGTCTCTCGGGTCGGATGGTCATATATCTTTCCTGATAAAGTAAATACATTATCTCCTTCTTTTATATTCCGTTTAACAAATAAACCTTTCCCATCAACTATATTACTGTCCAATATCTCCATTATAATATTATTATAATATTATTATAATATTATTATAATATTATTATATATTTTTAACTCCTTTATTTTTATATATATTTTTTTAATATAACATATAGTTTTTCAAAACAAACAGGGTCTTTATGCTGAACGTGCGTGCATGATGTTTCATAAATATGCATTTTATTATTTTCATTTAAATACCGAAGCCCCAATAAATCATTTTTATATAATTCTGTATCAAAAATACTCACGACATTTAAATTGCTATCAAAAAAACTAAATTTACCACTTTCGGGTGGATTTATAATTTCATCATTAGCTGACCAAATAAATACTATATTTTTTAATTTTTTAATATTTTTAATATACCTTGTGCTATTATCCGATTGGTTTTCATTATTAAATAAAGATAAATAAGATGATTTTTGTATATAATTTTCTATATTTTTAGGATCCCTCCAATATCCAGCAACAGATATATGTTTTTGGTATAAATTATTATACATATTTAATTTAATAGACGGAATATATACTCCACCGTGCGGAGATACCATAGTAATTAAATTAATGACTTTATAATTATTACATTGTTCAACATAACCACGCGCAAGTAATCCACCTTGAGACATGCCTATAAAATTAAATCCATTTTTTAATTCATCTATCTTATAAATAGTATGACATAATTCATTTAATTGTTCATGCAATGGCGTAAATAAACTTGTTAAATACCCATTACCGATTTCGGGTGTAAATAATTGAACATGAAATGTTGAATGTATCCATTCACTAAATACAGTCATTTTGGAGGATGAACTTAATATACCATGTAATACGACGACAGGATAACCCGAAAACGTAGTTGTATTTGCGCATAAAGCTTGTCCAATTAATAAATAATATAAAAAAGTTAATAAATATATATAGAATAAATTAGTCATTTATATATAGGATCCACTTTATTATATTTTATATTTATTATATTTTATATTTTATATTTATTATATTTTATATTTATTATTTATTATATTTTATATTTATTATATTTTATATTATTATATTTTATATTATTATATTTTATATTATTATATTTTATATTTATAAATTATCTTAATTTATATTTATAAATTATCTTAATTTATAAATTATCTTAATTTATAAATTTCGTAAAAAAAAAATATGTGAATAATATTAAAGCATTTACAAATTTAGTTTTAAGATTTGGACGATTATCACTCCCCTCCCCCAATCATATAATCATATAATTTATAATATATAAGTTACCTGCGGCGACCACCAATATTTTGTTTAATTATAATTTTACGCGGCATACAAACACGTTTTTTTAAAATTTGTCTTTTTGGTTGTTTGGGTTTTTTTATATAGGAAATATCAATTAATTCATAAATTATTAAGGATTCATCTTCTTCCAAGTATTCATTCCTACTTATTTTATACTCAACCTCTTTTAATGCGTCACGGATATCATGTGTCTCGCCGTGTATTGCAATTAATTTTTGTGCGAAGAGTTGAAGTAGATAATTATTTATCTCTATATCACGGCGACAATAACAACATCTGTAATTAGGTTCATCGTCAGTTTCATTCGCAGATTCCTCTATTTGTTCCATCATTTTCTCAATACAATTGGTATGAAATACCTTGCTACACGGCGAACCACACTGAAAATATGTTTTATTAATTTTTTTATAACAGATGTCACAATCTAATTCACACTTTTTAATTTTAGAATGAATTAACACTAAGTTACATTTTTGGGTATTTAAAGTCATTTTCGTTTGATTCGTTTGATTCGTTTGTTTGTTTGTTTGTTTCATACCTAATAACCTTATAAGCAATTCAATTTTTGTTTAAAAGGTAAAAATAGTAATATTATTAAATTTTCAGGATTTCGTAAAAAAAAGATTTGAATCTCCCAAACATTTTGGCGATTTGGACAAAAATAAATGTCCAAAATGGGGAAATGTTTGAGAGATTTAAATAAAAAAAACGTGAAAAACGAGTTTAGAGCATAATGCTCTCATTTCCGTTTTTTCATAAAATATTTGTGATTGTAACTTTTTTTATAAATTATAAAATTTACAATTAAAAGGATTTAGGCGGAAAATTATATTTCCATATAATAAGTAAATATGGAAACAAATCTCCCATTATTTTCCGCAAATCCATATATATGTAATGTTTGTAATATTGTATGCAGTAAAAAAAATGATTGGAACCGCCATTTACACACGACTAAACATAAAAAAAAATATGGAAATATAATGGAAACCCAAAATTCCGCTTTATTGTCACACGATAATAGCATTAATTTAAATAATACAATTTTCAATAGTATAAATTATAATTGTTATAAGTGTAATAAACAATATTTTTCAAATAGTGGACTATGGAAACATAAAAAAAAATGTATTATAGTCAACGATATTAAATCAAATAATGATATTGAGATTAAATCAAATAATGATATTGAGATTAAATCAAATAATGATATTAATCCTAACAATGAGATTAAATCAAACAATGATATTAAAACATTAACGAAATTAGTTTTAGAATTGGTTAAAAGTAATAATGAGTTACAAAACCAAATGATTGAAGTTTGTAAAAATAGTAATAGTAATAGTAATAATACTAATATTAATACGATCAATAGTAATAACAAAACTTTTAATTTACAGGTTTTTTTAAATGAAGATTGTAAAGATGCCATGAATTTATCCGATTTTGTTAATTCTCTCCAACTCCAATTATCTGATTTGGACAATATGGGTAAATTAGGCTATACCGAAGGTATTTCCAAAATCATTATTAGTGAGATGAATGATCTTGAACAAACCAAACGACCGGTGCATTGCAGTGATATTAAAAGAGAGACCTTATATGTCAAAGACGAAGATAAATGGGAGAAAGAACAACCGGACCATCCCAAACTGAATAAAGCTATCCGCAAAATAGAACAAAAGAATTTCGGGTTAATGGGTGAATGGCAGGCCGAACACCCGACTTACAAGGAAAGCACTTCCGAAGAAAATAATGAATTTATAAAATTAATCTCTCAAACGGTGAATGGCACACCTGATAATATTAATAAGGTGATTAAAAAATTAGCCAAGGAAGTGATAATAGATAAATAATAATAATAATATATAAATAAAGTATTATTAAATTTTCAGGATTTCGTAAAAAAAAGATTTGAATCTCCCAAACATTTTGGCGATTTGGACAAAAATAAATGTCCAAAATGGGGAAATGTTTGAGAGATTTAAATAAAAAAAACGTGAAAAACGAGTTTAGAGCATAATGCTCTCGTTTCCGTATTTTCATAAAATATTTGTGATTGTAATTTTTTTATGAAAAATATAATTTATCAAAAAAGGGTTTAGGCATTTTTTAATTATATCATTAAAGGATATAATAGGATATCATAAAAAATGCCAAAAAATGCCGTTTTTTTAAATTGTAATATTTGTAACTTTGTATGTAGTAAACAAAGTAATTATATAAAACATTTATCCACTTATAAACATTTACAAACTATGGAAGGATATAATAATGATATAAAAAAATGCCAAAAAATGCCAAAAAAAAAAGATTATAATTGTAATTGTGGAAAAAAATATAATTTTTATTCGGGGTTATGGAGGCACAAAAAAAAATGCAAGAGCAATGAAACAGATGAAACAATTATTATCAAAGAAATCAAAGAAATCAAAGAAATCAAAGAAATCAAAGAATTAGATAATACAAATGAAACCAATAAACCAAATAGTAATATAATTATAACGGAACTAATACATGATAATATAGAATTTAAAAAAATGGTATTAGATGTTATTAAAAATAATAATGAATTACAAAAACAAAATCAAGATATGCATAAACAAATGGTTGAAATGTGTAAATACTCCTCTTATACAAATTCATTAAATAATAGCACAATTAATAGTAATAACAAAACTTTTAATTTACAGGTTTTTTTAAATGAAGATTGTAAAGATGCCATGAACTTATCCGATTTTGTTAATTCTCTCCAACTCCAATTATCTGATTTGGACAATATGGGTAAGTTAGGCTATACCGAAGGTATTTCCAAAATCATTATAAGTGAGATGAATGATCTTGAACAAACCAAACGACCGGTGCATTGCAGTGATATTAAAAGAGAGACCTTATATGTCAAAGACGAAGATAAATGGGAGAAAGAACAACCGAATCATCCCAAACTGAATAAAGCTATCCGCAAAATAGAACAAAAGAATTTTGGGTTAATGGGTGAATGGCAGGCCGAACACCCGACTTACAAGGAAAGCACTTCCGAAGAAAATAATGAATTTTTAAAATTAATCTCTCATACCGTGAATGGCACACCGGATAATATTAATAAAGTGATTAAAAAATTAGCCAAGGAAGTGGTAATAGATAAATAAAGATATACCACACCTTATAATATTAATTTCATAAAGGGATTCATTTAATAATTAAGAAAAAATAAAAAAGAACTTACCTGACTTCTTTTTTATTTTTAGGACACGCCTTTATTTTAAAAGTGTTTTACTACTACGTTTCTTGCTGACTTTGCTGACTTTGCTGACTTTGCTGACTTTGCTGACTTTGCTGACTTTGCTGACTTTGCTGACTTTGCTGACTTTGCTGACTTTGCGGAAATAGTGTAACTATTACACTCGGCAGATTTATATTACACCAACCACATTTGACTTCCTTGAATGGGGTACAATATAGGCGGTTACACTTATAACAACGCACAGATGAACGAATTGTTTCACACTCCATATTTAATGTGGTTTGGTTGGGTTTATTATATTATCTATTACACATCTAAAAAGCATTTCAATTTTGGGAATATTTACAAAACTTGTTTTTTTAACTCTAATATAAATACTATAAATACTATAAATTTTTATTATTATAATTTCAGGATTTCGTAAAAAAAAGATTTGAATCTCCCAAACATTTTGGCGATTTGGACAAAAATAAATGTCCAAAATGGGGAATTGTTTGAGAGATTTAAATGAAAAAAACGCAAAAAACAGGTTTAGAGCATAATGCTCTCATTTCCATTTTTTCATAAAATAATTGTGATTGTAATTTTTTTTAGAAATTATTAAATTCATAATAAAAATGATTTAGGGGATTTTTATGTTACATTATTATATAACATAAATGTCCAAAAAATCCCAAAAAATCCCCAAAATATATAGTTGTTTATTTTGTAATATAAATACAAGTAATAAAAAGGATTATACTAAACATTTAAATACTGGTAAACATCAAAAAAATATCAATTGTAACAATAGTAACAATTCATGTAACATAAAAATCCCCAATATTAAATTATATACGTGTGTTCATTGTACAAAAAACTATAACTCGCGTGTAGGTTTATGGAGACATAAAAAAGAATGTGTTAACAATAAGAATTATATTAATGAAACTATAAAAATGGATTCGTCATCATTATCATCATCATCGTCATTATCGCCATCATCATCGTCATCAACAAATGATATTAAAGCATTAACGAATTTAGTTTTAGAATTGGTTAAAAGTAATCAGGATTTACAACATCAAATGGTTGAAGTTTGTAAAAATAGTAATAATAACACTAATATAAGTAATTCACATAATAATAATCATAACAAAACTTTTAATTTACAGGTTTTTTTAAATGAAGATTGTAAAGATGCCATGAATTTATCCGATTTTGTTAATTCTCTCCAACTCCAATTATCTGATTTGGACAATATGGGTAAGTTAGGCTATACCGAAGGTATTTCCAAAATCATTATTAGTGAGATGAATGATCTTGAACAAACCAAACGACCGGTGCATTGTAGTGATATTAAAAGAGAGACCTTATATGTCAAAGACGAAGATAAATGGGAAAAAGAACAACCGGATCATCCCAAACTGAATAAAGCTATCCGCAAAATAGAACAAAAGAATTTTGGGTTAATGGGTGAATGGCAGTCCGAACACCCGACTTATAAGGAAAGCACTTCCGAAGAAAATAATGAATTTATAAAATTAATCTCTCAAACGGTGAGTGGCACACCTGATAATATTAATAAAGTGATTAAAAAAATAGCTAAGGAAGTGATAATAGATAAATAAATATTTTTATTATATGTTTATTATATGTTTATTATATTTTTAATGTTCTAAGGATTCATTGCAATTGCACATAATATCCTTACCAAAATTTTTAAAAATAACGAAGGAAGAAAGAATTAGAGTAAATGTAATAGTATTTGAAATATATACTATACCCCATGCTGGAATATAATATGAAGTGAAATATATTGTAATATAGGGTATAATATTTGAAATAATGATTATAAACAATAATATAAACATAATTAAAGTGTAGTAAAGAAATAGGAAGTAATAATTTATTTGTGAAAGCATATGCCCGCCTTGTTGGTGGTGTGTGTTCATTTTAATTGCTTTTTTTGTACAACAATAGGTTTCGTTATCAATATCAAGTAATAAATGTATGAGCGAAGACATTTGGCTCATTTGGCTCATTTTCTGAAAAAGAGTTGAAAATTTGGGTTTTGGGTTTTGGGTTTTGGGTTTTGGGTTTTGGGTTTTGGGTTTGTTTTTATTCATATCAAAAATAAAACATTTCAATTTTTAAATAAAATAAAATACTTTTAAATGTCCAAATGTGTAAAAATATAGCCCAGTCCATGTTGGTATGTTTATGAATAATCATCATCCGGACTCGGGTCTTCCCCAGGATAATCAATTAGAGTTTCTTCGTATTCTAATTCTCCCGAATCAGTAGGTAAATTATCAGTATCGTCGTTGTTGGTAATTTCAATATTAGAAGTGGTTGCATCAGCGCCAACTCCTTTAATATTTGTCATATCGGCGTTACTATCAACTCCAAATTTTTGCAGTTCAATACGTTTTAGGTATTCATCGTCATAAGTGGTTGCCTGGTATTTAAACAATCCTTTTTGTAAACCGACATTCCATTTTTCTAAACGATGATTTTTCATAATATCCTGTATAACCAACTCGTCATTGGTCATATTTTTAAATGAAGTTGTCATCATATCTTTCTCCTTTTCTTTTGAACGATTAATTTTTTCCATTAATGTGCTATAATTATAATTAATAGCCGATTTATTTTTATTTAAAATCTGCATGAAAGTAACAAGAACGTTAACTAATTTATCCGAAATTGTTTTCTTTTGTCCTACTAAAATTTCAAATTCAACCATTTCATCGGTTTCTAATGCATTGACTGTTTTTTTAGATTCAATATCAGAGACGATTGTATTATCGTCGTTATCATCAAACTCATTTTCTTCATTTTCATCATTTTCTTGTTTTTCTTTTTGTATTAATTCTTTAATGAAATCATCATCGTCCGCAAATTTAATAATGGTCATTAATGTGCTGTAAAAATAAAATTGGTAAAGCATCGTAATGAGTCGGTTATCAAATATTGAACCGCCAAATAAAATGGTATTTTTAATTAATTCTTGTATATTAGAAGTAGATTTAATGAATTTGTCCATAATATTAACAATTGTTTTATCATTATAAAATTCATATAATTGCGAGTATTGGTTATTTATATTTTTACCTATTTCTGTCTCGTGTTGTTTAGAAAGTTTTAAATAAGCTGGGATTTTTACGTATTCATAACTAACTTTGTTAATAATCATATTTGGAAAAACCCGGGTAATATCTCTCAATGCGTTTTGGATAAAATTAGACATTTTATGGATTGTTTCTTCTTCTTTTTTAATGAATTGTTCATTACCCGTTGTTTTAAAATTAGTAATTGTATTCATAGTTTGAATAAAATTGTCGATATTCTTTGATTTTTTTTTAGTAGACCTTTTTACAAAATCGGTGATTGTGTTATTCATTTCTTCATTCATTTGTGCAAGGTAATTTTTAAAATTCCGAAGAATAGTTGAACCAGTAAATTCAGAAGGTTTTGTCATTTTAAGATTGTCCTGGACATCAATCTCGCTAATTAAAACAGAAAACATTTCAACAAATTGGCAAGGAACATCTATAGCCGTATTTTGTTTAATTTTTAATAAAATATCGTTTAATTTCAAAAGGTTTTCATTTTTGAGATTTTTTTTGAAATTTGGCTGAACCAAATTTGTTTTATTAACGATGTTTAATAATTGCGTTAAAGAGTTATTATTGTATAATTTGCCGTCTCTCTTTAATTTAAGAATGTTTTCTTCAATGGTATCATTTGTATTAAAGTCAATCGGTTTTGTTGTGCAAAGAGGTTTTAATGTATCTAACATGGGTTGATTTGACCCGTATTTACATAAAACAATGAAAGCGCGGTAAATGGTTTCTTCGGAAAAGTGTTCGGGTATTTTTACAGGAGGGGGTTTTGTATTTGAAGGGTCAACTAATATACCTGCTTTACTTATTAATTTAATGCTGTCGTAAATATCGGCCAATTGTTTAACGGTGTTATTATAATTAAGTATATCAGGTTGTTCTTTAATGAAATAAGAAAGTGTATTATAATCAGCATCATGACAACAGGCATTTTCCAAGAAGGGTTCTTCTAATGAATTTGTTAAGATAGCCGCTTTCTTATGTACGGTTTTTCCGACAAGTTCTTGGATGGCCATAGAAAAACGAATTATTTTTGAACGAAGGATGTGTATCATATTTTCCTGTTTCTTTGAATTTTTCTTCATGGTTTCCAATAATTCGGTTTTGAAGTAGGATGATACATTTTCAATTACACCCAAATTTAAATTTTGCAAAGGCGGCAAAAAAGTATTCCATTTACGAATAGAATGAATTTCAGGCACTTCGGTATTTTTATTTAATACTAAATAATTTAATTTTAATTGAATGCCGTCTTGAACCTCGTCGTTATTAAGAACATATTTATTAATAATTTCTTCCATCGCACCCATAATATTCATTTCTTTTAATTTGGCAATCGCATCCCAAGGTTTAATTGATTTTTTTTCCATTTTACTGGCGACACAGGCGACATATTTTAAAGCGGATTTATCTTCGGTGCCGTTTATAGGGAATCCAGTAAAGGATCTAACACAACCTGGATGTGTTTTACGGGTTTTAATGCCTGGAATATTAATTTGGATTGCAATTAGAAAATAAGAAAGAGTGATAAGTATCAAATATTGATTATACAAGTCTTCATAGGATTGTTTATTTTTACTCTTTAATAAAGCAGCTTCATACTTTTTTTTAGAAGGAACAATCATTTCTATTTGTTTTATTACGTTACGAATAATAAATTCATATTTAGAATCAATATTAATACCCATAAAACGAGTCATTGTTTTTAATACATTTATAATTAATTTTGATTGTGGGTTTTCAAATACTTTTTGTTTTTTCATTTCTTGGATGATGGAATCATCTAAATCGGCTTCCAGGATTTCGTGACTAATCGTTTTAAATCCTTCGGCGGTATATTCATCGTTAGTAGCAAAATCAATTTTACGGATAGTATATCCACTGTATTTATCTACAAATGAATCGCCGTCATCGCTCAGGGTTCCTTGGTCGGCGCATATTTTTTCAAGCATATTGATATAGGCGGCTTCATTTGGGTTTGTTACAAATGTTTTTGCTAATTTAAAAATAAAGATAGGTAAGAGTTTGCTGTGCGTATCTATACAATACAGCCAGTAGGGGTTATCCTCTTTAGTTGGTTCTATTGTGTATTTTAAACTAAACTTTAATACATCTACTTGTCTTTTTGCAAAATCGGCCTGACCTAAGATTAGGTCTCGTATTGCTGCATGAGGAGATATAATACCTTTGGTTTCTTGTGCTGAGAGTGATAAATTATATTTCTGTTTATCGTATTTAAAGCTGTGATTTTTATTTATTTGGATTAACATGTTATTTTTTAGACTATAATAATTATATTTCTTCCATAATTCATTAATTAATTGTTCTTTATTAATGCTTAATTCCATATCGTATTCATCCACCATTTTTTGTAAATTTTTGTCTTTTAAATCCTTTCCGATGATTTCCATGTCAACGCATACCTCAGGTGAGGGATTGCCCTTATCAATCATGCAATTTGGAAGTATATTACAGACCGATTTGCTATTATTATCAATAAATGTATCTTTATTAATATCCGTATTTAAAATCCATTGGTTATTTTTGCGCTCATAATATAATAGTCGTTTATCATCCTCCACTCCAGTATTATGCATTTCAAGTATTGCGTAATCACCCTCTTCAACAATTCGTTTACCCGCTAAGATTGCTTGTGCCTCGCGACGTGCATTAATCTCACTAAGTTTGTTATTATTTATTAGGATAGATGTTAAAATGCTTTTACGTTCATCTTCCGTAGATGCTTGAGTTAATTTATTTTTGTGATCTTCCAATATAGAATAATAGGTAGAATCGTATTTTTTATCGTAATAAATATCACTATTATTATTATCATCTTCTAATTCATCTAATTCTATATAACGCTTGGCAATCGTTTTAACAGTTTGGCATTTATCACTTGCAACTGCAGAAGCAGTATCATCTGTATCTGAATTCATGTATAAATTTATTTTATCAATAATAGATTCATTCATACTTTTGTCAAGAATTAAATTTGCGGTTAAGACTGAAATAGAAATATTAAATAAACGACCGTTGTCAACTTTATTAATAAGATGTAAGAATTCTGCGATGGTCATATTTTTTATTTTTTCTTCATTCAGTCCATAGTCTTTAATTACATCGTTTTTAAAATTATTATTTATAATGCTTATCGGGCCAAATAAATTATTTAGATATGAGGTTAAATCATATACTTCATTTTTATTTTTGTAAGAAGGATTTGCAATGTAATTATAGGCTTTGCTTGTTTTTAAATATTCTTTTTTTAATTTATCTATTTTAGTATTGATAAATTGGGTTATTTCGGTATATTGTGTCATAGATATATCTTTTTGATACACCATAAATGGTTCAAGATAAGATATTACATTCATGACTGATAAAGACCCATTAACATAGGGTTTAACAATGTTTAATAAATCGGTTGTTTGAGGAATAATCGTCTGTAAAAACTGGGTGTATTTATTCTGAACAGTGATTGATTCATCTAATATATATTTTTTAATATCCTTTGCAAATGATTCTTTTTTATAATTAATTGGTTGATCCAAATCGTCTATTATTTTATTTGAAACAAATGTTTTTTCATTTAAAAACCGCCAATAATGGAGGAATTTTTTATCGAGATTAGATTTAGTAAAAATACCGGTTGACGGCAGGTTTATGTGAGAGAAACGAATAGTCGGTTCGGGTAAAACCAATAAAGATTTTGTGGTTAATATATCATTGGGTGTAATATTTTTAACGGTGTTAATGACGGTTTGGTTATTCAATTTCATTGATTCTAACCCAGTTAATCCGACATTATACTCTTGGGTTGAAAACCGAGATTCAATAAGATGGGTTCCATATAATTCCTCTTTTTTCTTAGATGGTTTACTTTTAATAGAATTTGAATACATATTGCCATTATTATCTATAACTGCCGTAATCGTCGTATTTACAGGAGCAGTTTTTAAATAATTATCTAAATAATTGGGTTGGTCATAAGTGGATAATAAATTATTAAATTCTTTTATTAAATATTTATATTTATTCTGATCATTTGGAACACTGCCTTCATTGTATGTTTTCACAATTGATTTTAAGCTTGTATAAAATTGATGGGTTTCTGAATGAATTATATACTCATTCTCTTCATCGTCTTCTGCGTTGTCGTTATCATATATTTTCTTTTTTAACGAAACGACTGGAAGTAACCAAAATAGTTTTTGACTTAACTTTTCTATTACATCTAAAAGTGGTTTAGTATTATCCGGATCGGTATTATCCGGCATACTTACATTTCCTTTATCGTCAAACACCGAAAAATCCGTGCGTAATTCTTTAAATCGGTCAATCATTTTATAAATGTTATTTAGAACTGCATCTGTGCGGTTCACATTTGGTATTCTTGAAAGAATATCGTCTAACAAATCCTGTGTTTGTTTTTCAATACTAAACCGCTGCTCATCTTCAGGAATAGTAATAAGCTGTGTAATTTCTTGAAGCTCATCCCCAAATACAATTTGATCGGCTGTAAATATTTCATCGTTAATATAGTCTTCAAAAAGTTCTACAGGCATCTGTTCTTGTAAATAATTACCTGCTTCATCTAACTCTAATAATTCGTCGTGCAGTTCTTTTAATGTTTCTTGTGTATCGCCTATATCCTGAGGTTGCCCTATATCCTGAGGTTGTCCTATATCCTGAGGTTGTCCTATATCCTGAGGTTGGTCAATAATTTCAGTATCGCTTATAGTATCAATAGTTAGATCTAAGGATTTTGCTGGTGGCGCGTCGTCCTTTTTGGCTTTTTCTTTGCTTAGTTGAATCGGTTCGTTCCGTATAATTATTTTATTTAAAGGAATATCCTTGGGTATGCCCTTATAAGCAAAATCAATATATATAATTTCCTTTTCTGGGTAAGAAGAAATTTCAATCATATCTTCTTCTAAATTTGTAATTTTACCTGTAACATTAAAAGGAATATCTCCGGTAAAATATAAATCAATCCAAGTTCCAGGTACAAGTTTATGTTGTTTTGCATACCCAATTGATTTTGAATGACCTAAAATATCAATAGTAAGAATTGATTCATTGTTAAATAAACCAGGTTCGTCCATTAATAACATTGTTTTTTTGGCATTTTCATCAATTAATTCTATTTTTGTTTTATCTATATAGTCAATTAAATAGATGCGATCATGTAATAGGGGGTCAGATGGGGCAATTATTTGAATAATATCTCCTAATTGTATATTCATTTTTTCATAAGGAACGTCTTGTTCATTCATTACCTTATATTTATAGTAGAAATTTTTATAATTTACGAAATATGAATATATGTATATGAATATATTAAAATATATTAAAGATTATATTATAAATAATAATAAAGTTTATTATTATTCATTTTATTTAATAAAATTAAATTAAGTAAAATGCCAATTATTCATAATTTAGAATTATTTGCAGATTCATCTAAAAATGAAAAAAAAGATTTAATTAATAAAAATATATTATTGGATAAACAACTATTATACAAAGATCATGAATATAATATTTTAAAATATACTAAACATTTTGTAGATGGCACTGAATATGATGTTGAAAAAATCGGAAAATATCGTTCGGTTGTTTATAAAAATGATAAACTATTAGCCTATTCGCCACCTAAATCGTGGAATCTACAAACATTTATGTCTAAATATTCGGCAAAAGAATGCTATGCAGAAGAAATTGTGGAAGGAACCATGATTAATCTTTTTTATGACAAAGATATTCAGAAATGGGAGATTGCAACGAAAAGTTCGTTTGGTGCTAATACTACTTTTTATATGAATAACGAATCCAACACTAATAATAAAACATTTCGTCAATTATTTTTTGATGTATGTAAAACTATTCAATTTGATTATACTGTTTTACCGACCGATTATAGTTATTCTTTCGTATTTCAGCATCCCGAAAATCGTATTGTTGTTCCATTTAATGAATGTAAATTATATTTAATTGATGCGTATTTAATTGATGAATATAAAATTACTGAACTGAATGAAACGGATAAATATAACTTATTAAATACTACTATAAACAATATAAATGTATTGGCGCCACAGCCATATAATTTTAGTAGCTATGATGATTTAGAGACGCTTCTTCATTTTATGAATGAAGATTATAAGAATGTAGGCATTATGATTTATCATACCGAAACAAAACATCGGACGAAAATGCGTAACCCTAATTATGAATTTGTGCGGTATTTACGCGGCAATCAACCGAAACTTCAATATCGTTATTTAGAATTAAGGCAAAATGATCAAGTGTCTGCATATTTGCGGTATTTTCCTGAAATGTATAATGATTTTATTATTTTTAAGAAAGAAATACATGCATTTACTGATGCATTGTATAAGAATTATATAAGCTGCTATATTAAAAAAGAGAAACCTTTATTAGAATTTCAAGAAAAAGAATTCCATAATCACATGTATAGTTTACATCATGACCTATATAAAGAAAAATTGAAAGAAAAAAACAAAAAAATTACAAAAGAAAATGTCATTTCTTATGTAAATAAAATTCCGCCTGCGGTATTAATGAGTTGTTTAAATTGTAATAAAAAAGTAAAGGTGGATTAAAAACGAAATAAGGTAATAAAAATAAAAATAAAAATAAAGGCTAAATAATAAATTATGTGTAAATACAAAGACCAAATAAATAGTGTATGCGATGAATTAATAATTAAACGGGCTGCGCAAAATAAAGGTAGTAAAATAAAAAATATAGTAAACAATGAACACATGTGTGCGATTTTAAAAGAAGGTGTTCCAATTTCGTATGGAACAAATTTATATAGACCCAATAAAATAATGATTGAGCATGCAGAATCAAACGCATTTAAAAATTTAATAAAACGCAGGAAAAATCAAAATATTTTATCAAAACGAATAAAAGTGGATGTGCTTATAATTAGAACAAATCGTAGTAATTCTAAACCATGTGTGCGTTGTTTAAACGAAATGGACTCTTTAAAAAATATGTTTAATATCCGTAATGTCCATTACACATCCAAGGATGAATTAGGTGGAATTCGTAGTGTAAAATTTTCGGATTTAATTAAAGAAGAGCATCATATATGTTCTTATGATATACATTACAATATAAAAAACTAAATAAAAACTAAATAAAAATTAAATAAAGCAAAAATTGATTTATTTAATTTTTATTTAGTTTTTTAATAAACCCAAATACTCAAATACCCAAACCTATATACAACAACATCCATCGTTATAAATATATATTTATATATATAAATATATAAAGATGTCAATTCTTACTTATAGCACTCATCTCCGCGATAGTTATGAATGCGAACACTATATTAAAAATTTAAATAAAATCCCCAAAATTATGAAGGATACTATTCTGGCGAAAGTTAAAAAGGATACGATGGTATTTTATGGGTATGTTAATATTCCAACAGCTGTATCACACGAAATGATCTTACATATACTACAATTTCAAGCAGGCGATAGATATAATACACATTTTACAAATATGGCAGAAATGTATAATGTGCATTTAATCTCCTATGATAAAAACAAGAAACAACTTATTATTTGGAGTGACGAGAATGAAGAAAAAATAAATAATGTAATTAAATGGATTAAATTTATGTTTACAAAACAAAATGTATCATTCATGAATAATGATCGTAATTTTATGCGTCCAACCAATTAAAATAAAATTAAAAACATCGTAAAATAAAAAAACATTGTAAAATAAAAAAACATTGTAAAATTAAAAACATTGTAAAATTAAAAACATTGTAAAATTAAAAACATTGTAAAATAAAAAACAATTGTAATAAAAAAAATAAATATTTATTTTTTTATTTTATTTTATATTTAATTAAATGAGACTGCTAATAATGATAACAATTTAAGGTTCAACGACAAAAGAACTATTGATTTTATTATAAACTGTAATTGCATTTTCGGCTGCATCATTTAAATAAGTAATTACGGTTGTGACTTCAGCTGGTTCTTTAAATGCAATACGAATAAGACATACATCAATGTGCGGGTGTTGTTTTTTAAATCCACAATAGGTTAGGGTATTGTTATAATGTTTAGTATATAAAATATATTCGATGACTTTACCCAAGGTGTATCCTTCATTCGGAATAGTAATATCATAACAATTATCAATAGTAGATTCAGAATTTTTAATTAAATCTTCTTGGGATTGCATCATTGTTTGAAAATTCTTAAGTTTTTTAATCATGACATCACACGCTTTATTTAAAATAAGAGTGTTATTAAAAGGTCCGACCGTTTCTACAATAAAATCAAACGAATTTTCAATAAAATAACGTTTTGCGTCAAGAAGAAACCAATCTTTTTCGGCAAAAGCAATTGCTTCTTTTGAAGTATTGGATTTTTTTAAATCGGCGGCTTTCGCTGCCCATGCTTCTTTGGCTTTATTCGTATTCATAGTAGCCGAATAAGCACACGTGGAAACAATATTAAATGCACTATCTTCCTGCGCAGTTCCAATGTCAAGTTTACAGGTTAATTTAATATGCTCGCCTTCAATATCGTCGGAAATACGAGGCCTTAAACGCATTAAATCAATATAATCGCCAGTAATTGGATTCGGTGGAAAGATTTTTTTAACTTCAGCTTGGGATAAATAAGTATCAGTATTGATATCTTTCAGTTTAAAATCCTCGGTAGTGAGAAATTGAATAGTATCCGAATTATTTTTTTTATTAATTTCTAATACAACGGTTTTATATGGAAATGTAGTATCGGTAATATGTAGCGGAATACAACTCAAACGTTGCCCGATCAGTTCATTGTTCATGCGTGATGTATTAATGTCATAAACTGCCTTATTTTTTTCTTGCGGAAATGTTCTTAATACGACTGTTGGAATTTCGGATAACATAAGACGTCTTAAGCCATTTGCAATACTTGTATCTACGCCACTTAAACGAAACTTTAGCACATTGTTTTCTTCGGTAATATTGGAAATAAGTGGATTCATATTATTCGATAGATGGATTTGGCGGATTGAGTGGGTATGTAATGTATATAATGGATATAATATATTTAGGTATTAATAAAATATATTATAATTCAATTTTTAAAAATAAAAATATGAAAATAAAAATATGAAAATAAAAATAATAAATAAAAAAATGTGTTTAAAACTAAATTGTTAAAATAACAAAACATATATAATAATGACCGAAATACTTTATTATAGCAATCATTGCAATAATAGCAAATCTTTATTGCAACAAATTTCTAAAATGGATCAAACGATGCAAAAAGACATGCATTTTTTATCTATTGATAATCGTGTAAAACAAGCGAATGGCGCAACTAATATTGTTTTAGAAAATGGCCAACAATTATTATTACCACCGTTGATAACTAAAGTGCCTGCTTTATTATTATTATCAAAAGGGAATCATGTTTTATTTGGAAATGAAATAATGAATTATTTAGATGAAAGAGAGAAATCAAATAAGAAAAAACAGATAAATGAAGGAGAGCCTACCTCATATAATAGTTTTGGTAGCATGGGCGGGATAAATTCCGATATGTTTAGTTTTATTGATCAAGATACTTTGGCTGAAGGAGACGGTGGGATGCGACTCCAACATAATTATATGGCCTTTGATAATTTTGATAGCATTGAGACGCCGCCGGATACCCATACTTCAGAAAAGGCCAATACTGGTAATAATTTGGAAAAATTAACCCAAGCCCGTAATTTAGATGTAAATAAAAAATAAATAAGAAATAAAATAAATGTTAAATAAGAAATAAATAAATAAATAAAATGGTTAATTCATAATGATTAAATGATTAAATAATTATTTAATAATGATGATAAATAGTTATTTAAAAATAAAAACATCTTATTATATAATAAAATGTCTAATTTTTTGCCGAATCAGGATAATGCAAGCGATTTAGGTTCAGCGCAACTACAATTTAAGGATTTATATTTAGAGGGTAATATAGTTGCCGCTGATTTAAGCATAATAGGTAATACGACAGTTACTGGTAATTTAACAGTAGAAGGAACTACTACTACAATTGAGTCTATTACTACTGTCTATAATGATCCTATTTTACAAGTAGGCGGAATAACTGATCCTACTTCTAATGATGGAAAAGATAGAGGTATAAGTTTTTTATATCATGATGGTTCTGCTGCTAAAACTGGTTTTATGGGTTATGATAATGATGAAGATGGTTTTACATTTTTAAAAAATGCAACAATTAATAGTGATGAAGAAGCGAGTGGAACAAATGCAGGTATTAATTGTGGAGCGGTTACATCTATCGATGCCACTAATGCGGCTTCTTTATCAGTTATAAATAATACAATTACAACTGCGGCTGCGTTAGTAGATATTAGTTCAACCAGTTTAACGACCGGGGCGATGATGAGAATCAATGCGAATACAGCAAACCACGACGGGGAGATACTTGAATTGATAAATGCGGGCGATGCTACATCAACTGGAACTGGTTTAAGTGTTACAATACCCACATCACAAGTAGCCACCGGTATTTCGGTTACGATGGATGCAATAACCACAGGTGATATGCTTTATCTTGATAATG